GCTACGCTCTAGGGATACTTGTTTTGTATTTCCGCAGCAATGGGGAGGTCAACCTGCCGGTGGACTGGAAGCGGCCGTTGTCGGGGCCCGGGAAGTGACCGATGGCTGTCAGGGCCAAAGCCAAGAAAGAGCGCCAGGCGGACACCTGGGCGAAGCGGGTTGAGCGTTATCATGCAATCCTGCGCGACCAGTCCTTGGGCGCAGGGCTGTATCTCGGGAAGCAGGGAATCAACCCTGCCACCCTGGCCGAGGAATTGGCGGAACAGCTTAAAGCCACGAAACAGCATGTGTTTTGCTACAAGGGCGACGTCGTACTGTCTGATCCAATGGTTGACTGGCAGACACGGGGCCGGGCGCTGGAGCTGGCAATCAAGCTGTGGGGCATGATGCCGTCCGACAAGATTGAATTAAGCGTGCCCGAAGTGCTGGTCAATCGAATCATCGAAGCGAGAAGGCGTGCAAACGGAGACGGCGCAACGGAATCCTGACGAGATGCTTGCCGAAGATATGGGCAGGTTTTACGCCGATCCTGTCGGGTTCGCGCGATACGCCTACGAGTGGGGCAAGGGTGAGCTCGCCGGTTTCCACGGCCCTGACGACTGGCAGTGCGATTTCCTGGCCGATGTAGGGCAGCTGGTAAGGGCGCGCAATTTCGACGGGGTGAATCCGGTTGCCCCAATCAGAATGGGAGCGGTATCCGGCCATGGGGTTGGAAAATCTGCACTCGTGGCGATGCTGGTCGACTGGATCATGAGCACGCGGCCATTCGCCAAGGGCGTCATTACTGCTAACACCTACGAGCAGCTCGCAACCAAGACCTGGGCCGAGATTGCCAAATGGACCAAGCGGTGCATTACCGGCCATTGGTTTGACGTGTCGACCGGGGCGCTTTGGATGCGCCACAAGGATTTTGCCGAGTCCTGGCGCGTGGACGGTCAGACCTGCAAGGAACATAACTCGGAGGCCTTCGCCGGATTGCACGCGGTTAACAGCACGCCGTTTTACATTTTTGACGAGGCTTCGGCCGTGCCGGACAAGATCTGGGAAGTGGCCGAGGGCGGGACAACGGATGGAGAACCCATGTGGTTTGCATTCGGGAATGGAACCAGGTCTACCGGGCGCTTCCGCGAGGCGTGTGTTGGTCGATTCAAGCATATGTGGAATATGCGCGCTATCGACTCGCGCGATTGCCGCCTCCCGAACAAGGCGCTGATCAAGGAGTGGATCGAAACCTACGGGCTGGACAGCGATTTCGTGAAGGTTCGCGTTCGAGGCATGTTCCCTTCTCTTTCCGTGAAACAGTACATTTCGACCGATGATGTTGACCGGGCTTTCGGGAAGATCCTACGGCCGGAGCAGTTCGTTTTCGCGCCCAAGATTCTCACGCTGGATAACGCCTGGGAAGGTGACGACGAGGGTGTGATCGGACTGCGGCAGGGTCTGAGCTTCCGTATTCTGCGCACCTTCGCCAAGAACGACAACGATATTTGGGTGGCTACCCTGCTGGCACAATTCGAGGACGAAGAGAAAGCCGACGCGGTGTTTATCGACGGCGGGTACGGAACGGGCGTGGTGAGCGCCGGTCGGACCCTGGGACGGTCGTGGAGGCTGGTCTGGTTTTCCGAGGAATCCACGGACCCCGGATGCCTCAATAAGCGGGCTCAGATGTGGAAGGGTACGCGGGATTGGCTCAAGGAAGGCGGCGCGATCCCGGCCGACCAGGTGCTTTATAACGATCTCATCGGCCCTGAGACGGTTCCGAGGCTGGACGGCAAGCTGCAGCTAGAAAGCAAGCAGCACATGAAGGAGCGTGGGCTCCCATCGCCGGGGCGTGGTGATTCCCTGGCGCTGTCGTTTGCTCATCCCGTGGCGTCCAAGTCGTCGTCTTACGAGGAAATGATTATGGAGCAGCGCAACAACCAGCCAGAGGCGCGATATTGGAGCGAGCGGAGATGAGAATCAAGGCCGTGTTTATGAATCAATGGCATCAACCCGTAATGACCAAGCTTGCCGACCTCGGGACGCCCGGCGACCTCAAGACCATCCCTGTGCCTGTCGGGGCGATCTTCGTTCGGGTGGAAATAGTGGAAATAGAGGACGAATCTGATGCCGGTTGACACGCAGGACCTGCTGAATCGCTGGAACGCACTCAAAGCCGAGCGAGAAGCGTCCATCGAGGCGAAAGCCAAGGAGGTTGCGGAATACCTCATCCCCGATCGCGGGCGCTTCCCTGGCGACGAGCGCAAGCCGGATAAGGCTCACGGCAAGCGAGGCTCCAAGATTTTAGACTCCACGCCTGGCGATGCTCACGAGATAGCGACCAACGGCATGTATTCAGGGCTCACGCCTCCGTCGCGCCCATGGCATCGCACCCAGTTCCAAGACGAGGACCTCAACGAGTGGGGACCGGCCAAAAAGTTCATGGACAGGCTGGAGCGAAGGCGAAATGCTGAACTCAGGAAGAGCAATTTTTACAGCGCCATGCACAGCAGCTACGCCGAGTCGATCGGGTTTGCCAATACGCTCGTTTACATGCGTGAGTTGGATGCGGGAGGGTTTGTGTTCCGGACGTTCACCTTCGGGGAATACTGGTGGTCTCGCAGCGCTACGGGGCGCGTGGACACCGTGTATCGGACCGAGTGGATGAGTGCTAAGAAGATGCTCGATGACTTCGGGGAGGACAAATGCAGCCGACAGGTCAAGGAGAGCCTAAGAAATAACCGTCCGTTCGATTGCTACGAGATTCTTCACGCCGTAGAGCCGCGCACGGTCAGGGATGTGACCAAGAAGGACGCGGCCAACAAGCCGTTCCAGTCGGTCTGGATGGAGACCGGAAACGAAAAGACTGTCTTGCGCGAGGGCGGATTCGACGATTTTCCTTACGCCTGCGCGGTGTGGCTCCTGGTCGGGGCGGATAATTACGGGTCGGGGTCGCCCGGATTCCGAAAGCTGCCCGACATCAAGCAGCTCCAAGACATGGAAGAGTCGTGTTTGATGGCAGTACACCGCGAGCTTGACCCGCCGATACAGGCTCCTCCAAGCATGAAAGGCCAGCCGATACGCCGCAACTCGGGAGGCATAACGTACCACGACGGCCAGGCGGACGGACTCAAGCGCCTCTATGAATTTAAGTTCGACTTGCAAGCCGGAGAGGCCAAGAGCGAAGCCATACGTCAGCGCATCTTCAAGGGCTTTTACAACGATCTGTTTTTGATGATCACGAACAGTGAGGCGCGCGGGCAGCCGGTAACGGCAACACAGATCCTGGAGATGCAGGGTGAGAAGATGTTGCAACTTGGGCCGTTCATCGAGCGCCAGGAAGACGAACTGCTTGACCCCATTGTGACCTTTGTGACCTCGCGGATGCTGCAGCGGCCATGGGTGTACGGGCTTCCGATGCCTCCGGAGGAAATCTACGGACAGCAGTACAAAATCGAGTACATCTCTCTGTTGGCGCAGGCCCAGCGCATGATCGGCATCCGGGCCATAGATGACACGCTCACCTTTGCCACCGCTGGGGCTCAGGTCAACCCGGAAATCTTGGATGTGTACGACTTGGACGAATTTGCCAGGGAACGAGCGGACCTCGTTGGCCTTCCGGCCAAACTGGTCAGGAGCGGTGACAGGGTGGCTGAACGGCGCGAGCAAAGGGCGCGGCAGATTCATGAGCAGCAAGCCATGGAACAGGCCGGGGCACTGGCAGCGGGGGTTAAGACCCTCGGGGATGCCAAGCTCAATCCGGATGATCCGAGCGTGTTGAGCGAGATGCTGAAGGGATTGGGTGGGGAGGCCGTTCAGTAAGATGGAAACGCCAAAAGAACGCGCTCAGAGAGACCGAGAGAAAGCGGATTTCCTGTCTTCCCTCGAGTTGCGGGAATGCTACCGCATGACCTTCGAGACGGAGCACGGACGGCGGGTGCTGGAAGACTTCATCGAGCGGGGCCACATGCTTGAGACGACGTGCAGCGGCAATGCCTGGTCCTACTTCTACGAAGGGGAGCGCAACTGGATACTGCGAATCACGAGCATGATTCCCGATCTTATCGGGCGGGTCATGGCGGGCATGATGGCCAAGAGGCAAGGCGAGATTAACCGTCAAATAGCAGACCTCGCAAACGACGAGGAAGAGTAGGGAGTTTTTATGGACGAAGAACAAAATGCCA